CCAGTAGAGGACGTTGATATAAGATGTTGTGCATTATCAAACTGTGCAAAACCAGCACCCGCAACACATAAATTAGTTATTTCTACATTTCCCGCAGATGTAACACGCATCCGTTCTGTAAATGATGCACCAGTATGAAATACTAGACCAAGACTATTGTTACTGCCGTCTTTACCAGCAACAATACCTGCATACTGAGTTCCAGCATTTTTAAAATCAATGCCGTTTTGATAATTAGCAGCGTCTAAAGTTTGCTCAAGTATTAATCTACCATTACTTCCGTCAGGACTTTTTATATGTAATGATGCATCTGCACTACTAGTTCCTATAGATACTCGTCCAGACGAATGAACAGTTGCTCTAGTCGTTCCACCTGTAACTAAATTGACAATATCAGTTCCAAAACTTACTCCTGTATTACTATCAACTCCCTTTAAAGCTGGTGCGGTAGCTGATCCGTCAACTCCAGAAATACCAGTAGTACCGTTAATGTTTAAAGCCATAATTAAAGAATAACAAGGATTGCACCAGATGGCACGGTTACAGTAACACCTGAATTAATTGTAGGAGATACGGTATGAGCGTGTTTGTTTGCCGTAAGTTCGTATGAGGTTGTTACGTTTTGGTCTGTCTCGACAAACACTTCATCAGTACCGCCACCAGTAGCTCCAGCACCTCCACCAATCTCTCCCCATCCAGTGTTTTTGTACCCTTCAAAGACATTAAGAGTACTGTTATAGCGAAACATTCCGACTGCTGGGCTTCCGTCTCTTTGAGCCGTTGTTCCTACAGGTAAATTTAAAGAATTTGTATAGTTATGAGTTACTTTTCCTGTAAAAGTTCCACCAGCAACAGGCATCAAACCTAAATTTGCCTGAGTTACATTACCAATTTCAATATATCCATTGTTACTTGCATTTCTTATTTTTAAAAGGTTTGAGGTTGTATTAACTGATAATTGAAAAGCAACCTGTGTACCACTAGGGTCTGCTGATCCACTATTTAAACTCTGTATAGCGGCAAAGACATTATTAAGATCGGCTCTTACAGCCGACCCTGTACCATTTGCTATATCGTAGTCTGTTACTTGTGCCATTTAAAAAATCATCTTGAGTCTATTCTACCCTCCTCTGGCAAAACCGACAGCCTGATATGTGAAATTCCTATTCACTGTACTTGATCCGTTTTTAAAAGTAATTCTAAATCCTGAGCCTGTTATATTTGTTAATTCAAAGAAATCTCCGCTTTGCATATTAACGCTTACAATTCCGATACTTGGAAGTTTACTATTTAGTCCTCCCAAAGCTGAAGTACCAACAAAGAATGGTGAATTAAATGTAACATCAGTTGCACCACTTGATGTCAATACGCCATTTGTTGCCGAAGAATTTTCAAGACTTGTTTCTGTTCTTCTACTAAACGCCGCTGTGTAACCAAGCTCAGTAACTTTAATATTTGTTGAAACGTCTTTTGTTTCCATGTTGCATTTAAATTTAAATCCTCTACCTTTATAAACTCCATTAGTAAAGCTTTGAAATGGTGTAAATGTTGGACTTCCAGAACTAGGATTGTCTTGTGTAACTGCTACTAATACATCTGAAGAAACATCCGATATGTCGATTCCATCAAAATCATTTCTTGCATCTAAATTAGCAATAGCATCGAAATTATCATTTGGTAAAAATCCAATAGATTTTAAATGACGTTTGAAATCAACTGTAAAAACTGCACCAAGATCAATAACATCGTTGAAGTCATAACTACCAGTAAGTGATAAACCACCAGCCGCATCAAGTGAACTAACTGCATCAAAATCTGGTATCGCATCAAACAAACCAACACCTAATAATTTTAAAAAAGTACCTGTATCATCTAAAGCAACATTTGTTTTTGCACCTTGAAATTTTGGATTGTCTTGATCTTCTCTTCTTACAAGTGCAACAAAGCTAGGTTGTTCCTCTGGTAAATCTATAACAACAGAACCCTCACCAGCACTTAAGTTTCCCGTATCATCTTGAAATTTGATGACATACTCTCCCTCAAGTCTGGGAACCACTGCTGAAGTTGAATTTCCAGCAATTTTTGCTAATTCTTGTGCTGTAAAAAATGTACCAGACCCATCTGTTGCAACATCATGCCTTATTAAAACAAATCCACCATGTAAAACATCAAGAGCCGTTGATTGGTCAAATTTCAATCTTACAAGTCTGTCATCTATAGGTTCAATCGTCACATTAGTTGGGTTATCAGGAAGCTCTGTTTTTCCTAAAGCATTTAATGTAAGTGTTGATGGTTCTGCACTTGGTTTATCAATGGCATTAAAACTAAAAACTCTTATTTCATAAGTACCCTGCTGACTATTTTCTATATCAAAAGTGTTACTAATAACATCTTGAGCTATAAAATTTCCATCATTAAATCTATATTGAACTTGATATTTATTTACACCAAGAACAGGTTGCCAATTAATAAATATTTTACTTACAGCTTTCCCATCAATAATAACTATTCTTTCATCTGCTGTTAAATTGCTTGGAGATTCTTTTATGTCTGTTAAAACAGTTGTGGTTCTAGTTGGCAAAGCAACACCATCTTCAACGAAAGCATATTTACCAGAATCATGTGCTAAAGCAGTGACATCAAAAGTCAAATCTGAGTTTTCTTTAACAGTTATCACCCTCCATGTTGTTGACTCTAAAGTATCGTTTTGAATTATAAAAACAGAATTTGCGTTTGGAGCTTCGGCTTGACCATTTGAATTTAAAAAAGCAGAATTAACATTTATTGTTGTTCCAGAAACACTTGAAATAGTTTTTGTACTTAATGATCCATCAGGCATTATCACAGATAATGTTGCATTATTTGTTGAATCTAAATCCGTATTGGTAGAGTCATCAGCAACTATAGATGTAGTGGTAGCAGATTTTATTTTTCCTCCCCTTCTTAAACCACTTTTTACAGGGTCACTAATTGAAATAATTTGTCCGCATCTTACTAATGTTCCCGATTCTGGTGTAATTCTAAATGAACAAGTTTCTCCAGATTTTTGCTCATTATATAAAAACCATTTACCCATCCTCGCAGCCATACCCCTACTTGTGGTTCCAAAACTTTGGATTGTTTTGCTCACAACACCGTACTTTGCTATTGCCTCAGTATCTTCTACAGTTTCATAATCTATCTCCCTTGTATCTAAATCAAAATATCCAACATTGATAACAGTATGTCTTGTTTTAAGTGATGAACCACTGTAACTAAATCCTTCTTCAGTTACGTTTGCAAGAGTAAATTGATATACAGGATCAGATGGTCGATCACCAGATATAGAAATACTACCAGCCGAGTAAAATGGCATTACTCGCATTGTCGAACAAATTTGATTAATTAAATCAAAGGCCTCGGACTGTTGAGTAATACTTACATTTATTGTAAATCTCGCTTCTTGTCCACCTTCCCCATCATCTACTAATTCATTATTATAAACAGATTGATTATAAAAGGTATATTGATCTAATGAACTTTCTGCAACTGATAAGCCATAGCGAGTGTTTGTAAGAATATCCCAAAGCACCCAAGCTGGATCTGAGTGCCATTCTTTATCAGTTTTAAATGTTCCGTTAAATGTTCCAGCATAAGTTATGCGTCCAGTTTGTATATCAACAGTTGCATTATGAGGAATTTTTGTTTTTATACCTCTAAGCCTAAATGACCTCTTGGGGATTCTTGGAAAAGATTCTGCACTAAATCTTAAAGCTAAATGGGCTGTATTAGGATATCTATTTTTTTTAAATATTATTTCTGTCATACTTGACCAACTAAAAGCTGTAAATTCTGGGCTTACAGTATTTTCGTTAGCTCTTACGACTCTAATATTGATTGGGAAACTGGCATTAGAAGGTATGTTGACCAAGTAATCTCTAAAATATGCGTTTGTTGATCTCCCTCTTATAGTGTCGTTTATTGGTGTTGTTGTTGTTCCATTATTTTGAATTATTTGAATTAAAACTTTTGCAGTTGCACCAGATATTTCTCCATTATCTTGGATCTTTTGAATACTAGGAAATGAAATAGTGACTCTTACCGCATCAACAGAAGTATTAGAAACGGCTCTTGTAATAGGATTATCAAAATTAACTTGAACACCAACAGAGCTTTCCGTTTCTATATTTGAAATACCACTAATAAAACTTTGATCTGCGGTACCAAATCTAGGTTCAAAACCAACATCTTGAAAATTAAATTCTCCTTGAGAAGGTGCTGTATTACTTGCAGAACTTCTTAAAAGTTGAGTTCCATTTAAAAAAATATCCTTTTGAAAAGCATTATTATATGCAGTAGTTCCCTTTGTCAGACCAGCTTTTGATGCTGTTGCACTGCCCTCAATTTCTCCTTCCCCCACCACTTCCACGAGCGTGTTGAATTGTTGTGATGAAAGTGTGTCTTTTGGTAATTTAGGATTTGTTAGAACTGTGTTTTGAGAAAATTCTTGTATTCCAGCCATAATTTGTTACCCCCTAACTTGTACAGTATCAATTCCATTTGAAACTGTTACTGATCCGACTATAGTTTCACCATATATTAAATTTATCGGAACACCACTTTGACTAATATTTGTAATACCACTAAAAGAATAGTTTGAAGCAAGAGAGGATGGGTCTGTAGGCTCCATTCCAGAAACAGTTTGTTGTTTAGGTTTTGGAGTAAGCAAAGAGGTTACACCGCTTATAATAAGGTTGGTACCAACAGCCCCGACAATACTACCTATCAATCCACCTCCGACAAGACCACCT